CCACCGTTACGCTGATACTGACGTTAGCACTACCGTCGAAGTTAGTGGAACCTGTGGCATCACCAGTCAAGCTGATAGACCTCGCTATTGCTAGTTTATTAGCTACTTCTGCTGTGCCTCCATCAGGATTTATAAGAACATTATTTGTCCCGTCACCTACATACAATTTCCCCGTATCTGTACAAAATGCAGGCTCACCCTGGTCTAAGTTGACCGCAGTGATATTACTACTAAGCCCTCTTTTTAATTTAATTTTCATATTATACCTCCGTTCCATCAATAATTAAATTTGCATGAGTATCCTCATCAACAATATGATTTTGTAATGCTTCTAAACCTGATTCTCCGATAATTACTCCGTATTCATCTGTGAATAATCCACCGTCTATATGTGCAAACAAATCAAGGTCTATTCCTGTTAATTTTCCTGCGTTTACCCATCCGTTTTCAGTAAATATGTGCAACTCCAACCCTACAAGACACATATAACCTATGTCTGCCGTTGCTGGTAAATCTTCGTAAGCATCGTATTGTCTGCTTACTTTAAGATTTAGACTTGTACCTGTACCTATACCTGTACCTATTTCTTCACCATTATAAAAAAGCTTATTATCTACTTCTGTAAACTTATCTATCACTGATTTGTTACTATGAATGTGTCTTGCAGTAGTGTTGCTATCTAAATTTGTTTTATCTGTACTGCTCATAAGCCCACTTGTGGAAGTTGTAGCGACACCATAAGTAGTATCAGTAAATTTTGCACCTATAGGAACATCGGTCAGCACCCTTGAATTATCTACTTTGTTGGAAACAGTATTCCAAGTATCTTTATCATCTTGTGTTACATGAATAGTACTACTGTTTATATGGCCATTAACAACAGTTTTATCAGCTTTACCACTTAAAATGGTGTCTAAATCTGTTTTAGTATAATATCTCCCATCATGGTCTGATGAGGTCTTATGATTATTTAGTGCCTCTTGCATTGATGTGTAGTTCAATGAAGCATTTTCGCTTAATGAATCCAATTTATTTTTATCAGAAGTAGTAAAATCATTAGTGGACAAACCTTTGCCATCAACTTTATCAACTTTACCATCTAAAATAGCATCTATCTCTGTTTTAGTGTATTTATCTAAATCAACAATATCACTTTCAAAATGACTATGAACACTATTGGCTTTACCACTCAAAGCACCATCTATTTCTAGTTTAGTATATTTGTCTAAGTCTGTTATTTCATTTTCCGTATGAGTGTGATTTGAAGGGGGCATATTAGAAGGAAAATCTATTATCTCTAGCAATGTGTGATTATGATTAATAGGTGTGAATTCTGTAGGTTTGTACTGCACATCATCCCAACGAATATCTCTATCATCAGCACCAATTAAAACATATTTACTATCTAATTCACTCCACCCATATATCTCATTTTTGTGGTCACCTGATAAAACACGATAAAACTCATATGTTTTTTCATTAGGTAGAGATTCAAAAGTATCGATAGGAAATATTTTTGCCCCAGCCTCAATAAAATGTCTTAACTCATCACTTAATTCAGAAAAGTTTATAAATCTAGGTGATTTAGCCATTACCCCACCACCTTGTAAAACATCTGTCCAGAATAAGTAGTAGTTGGCTCAGTTTCAGACATAGTAATAAAAGCATCCCTAGCACCAACATTATGGGACATAGCGTGTGCACCACCAAGACTAATTTGTGTAAAGTACTTAAACGTTATCTCTGTTTCACTTCCCATCGGATAAGTAAGTTGCACTACATTCGACAACTCTCCAACATTACCAATCTCTAATAACCCACCACTAGCACTACTTCTATTTAGCGAATCATTAACGATGGCTTCAATACGATTAGAGCCAACATAATATGAATCCGACAACTCAAACTCTTGATAACCGTTTGAAGTTAATCTTCCAATAATATCTACTTCTCCATTATTATAAGTAAACGTACCATCACCATTATCAGGGTTAACAATTACATAAACGTCATATTTTATCTCGGTATTACCAACGGCATTTTGAGCATCAATTACTGCTTGTTCTGCACGATTAATAGCACTTTCCAAAGATATTAAAGCTTCTTGCACTATTGTTTGTGTATAATTAGATAAAGTACTAGCAGCATCAGCTGTGCCTATCGCTTGGTCTGATTTGGCATCTGCTGTATTAGCAGTAGATACAGCATTATCAGCTTTAGTATTTGCCATATTAGCAGTTGTTACGGCGTTATCAGCTTTTGTTTCAGCACTATTGGCAATTGTTTTTGCCTCGTTTCCAAGTGTGGTCGCAGTCAATACAGCTTCATCAGCCTTCTGGTCAACACTAGCAATCTCTTCTGTATGTGCATTGACCACATCTACTGTTTCATTTATTTTGTTAACAATTTCGCTATTGTTTTGGTCGAATTCTTCGGGGTCTATTATCTGCCCTAACATAAAGTCAGGATAAGATAATATTAACGGTGCTATATCTGCCATTTAATCACCTCTTACCTCGCAATTCGTAATCTCCATTGATTTGATAAATCTTCATAGGTTGGTTCAAATCAGAATCCGTCATTTCTTGCCACTCGTAATTGGTGTACAAATAATACTTGCCGGTATCAGATGTTTTGACCAATAAACCTTCTTTCTTACCCAATAAAGAATCCAAATCATTAACAGAATCTATAATTTCAGACACATAATATCCATTAGATATTTTGAATACAAAATTTCTGCCTCGCTGTCCAATCATTATAGGAACGGTTTCAACTATATTGCGGTTTATAAACCTATCGCCCCATTTTGTCTCTCCAAATACTGATTTGCGTTGTTCTACTTTTACTCCACCTTTAACGTCCGAATAATCTATCTCATAAACGATGTTGATGTTGGTCTTTCTATCGTCATACACATGGACAACTAAGAAAAAGTCACGGAAATGTTTATAAATATTGGGTTCGGTCATATCGAAGCGTTTACTATGAATAAATGCCTGATATGGTTCTCCAAAGTCCAAATAGTCATCTGTGTGCTTGGCTATCCTTCCTTCTTCATTCCCCCATATGAGTGTCCTATTGTCATTGAAAAATGACCGTGCGTTCAAACCTCTACATAGTGTCCAACCCCTTTTATTGAACGAGTATATTAACACCACATCTTTGATAGATAAGTACCACATATTATCAAAAAATATTGAACAAGCTTCGGCTATATCGGTCTTTTCCAGGTTGATTGGGTGCTTGAACAAATCAAGCTTGTCGCTGATACTAACAGTCATAAGGTTGCTTTCGTTATAACGTGAAGTGTACAAAGCATAGGCTTTGCCATCATTACCTAAGTAGAAAAGGTAATTATCAACAATATCGATTGCTTTATGATTGGCAAAACCAGTGTGTGTATTGAGTTGTATTCGTTGAAATACATCAACACCCAGTGCAGGATTATTGGTATCTCCAACGATTATGTGCATATCGTCCCTACGACCTACAATTACACCGTCGTTGTATATGTGCATACCAACGATGTAATCTGAGTTTGGAGGCAATTGAATAGGAAGAGCAACAGGATAATAGTAAGGATTGTTTACAGCCGATATGAACACATTATCATCATCTTTTTTATTGCCAGATAAATATAAACGCCCCTTGCGAGAAACAACAAATTTAACACCTGTAGGCACTTTATTTGCCCCTTGATAAGCATCAGCATATTCGTTTTGACAGGGTTCATACGTTATAGTTTTATTGGTGTAATTATATTTTGTAAGACCTTTTACATGAGTTGTTCCTAACTTTGCATGGTCATCAGCAGGACTCACAATTTCCATCACGACATAATCATCTACAGCAGTACCAATTACTTCAACATACGGTGATTCAGAAGCTTGTGGAAACTTGCCATAAGCATATAATTTATCCCCATCAGCAAAAATGTATTGGTTCATATGATTAACACCGGTAATTTCCCCAGCCAGCGTTTTAACAAGGTCAGAACCAACGTACATTTCTTTGTCTGTTGCTCTGATTAACTTATCTTCGTCTGTATATGGCCTTAAATAATCAATGTGTAATATTGGGTCATCTAATTCCAACTCATCATAATACTGTTGACCATTACGCTTTTCCAACAATGTTTCGTCGCAAAATATCATGTTTAACACGTTCGTTAATTCATTGTTCTCTAATTGGTCAGAAGCATTATTTAAGCCACCAGAGAAGTCCTTAAACGAAAAATTATAGACCTTGTTAACCGGAGGCGTTGTTTTCTGTATGTATGCCATAAACTAAAACACCCCTTCATCGTCAACGATAGGCCTACCCCAATATGGCTTCAAATCTACATAATCCATAACATACTCATCTTCTATTGCTTCACCAGTTGTGGGGTCAACTATAACGATTTGTCCACTTTCTACAAGCGACTTCATTTCTTCTAACTTAACTTCAAACTCATTCATCAGTGTAGTGGCTTGATAATGTCTTTCATCCTGGCTAAAACATCTGGCAGCAGCATAAACAGCTAAAAGATGTTGGTATTGTTCAGGAATCATTGAAGGTTCGGAGGTTGTGGTTAACAAATATTCAATGTCTTTTAATTGAGGGATTGCTTGTCTGAACCTATCAATAGCTTCATTGATAAAATCGACTATATCTGTTTCACGAAATATGGAGTTTGTAAAATCCCTCGTTAAAGAACGTACTCTTGAAACAATCTTTAATCGCTGCAACCTGTCACCCCCACTTACTCAGTCTTTTTCTTCCTTTTAGGTTTTTCAACGTTTTGTTCAACGGTCTTTGGTTTAACTGCTTTTTTTTCAACAACTTTATTGCTAACAGTAGCTACTTTGTTTTGAGCAGCATACACTTCCAAAAAGCTACTCATCATTTCGATGAGAATATTTAGTCGCATATTTATGTTATACAAGTACCTCTCGTTGACATTTAGAGGTTTATCGATGTCGTTCAAATCATGCATTTTATCATCCTTTATACTAAAAGAGGTGAGGTGTTACCCTCACCCCTAGTATTTATTTGCTTAGAAACAAATCAGAGATACGATACTGTCCTCTACAAGAGTAGTGACAGAAACTTCAGCAGTAATCACGCCAGTGGTCGAATCGGTTACAATTTTTACAGCGAGTCCAGTGTTATTTACCACACCAGTGGTTGGTGCAGCAACCTGAGCAATATATCCAACAGGCAGGTACGGTAGAGTAAATACTACCTTACCGGCACTCGCCTGAGCCGCAGTTGCTTTTGCAGAGAACTTTTCCATAGCTACAAATCTATCTGCCATTTGCTATATCACATTCCTTTCATATTAGAGGTTAAGGGGCGTTACCGCCCCATTTATTCGCCTCCAGAGCCTCCAGAACCTCCAGAAGCCTCGATTCCATCAGAGCCAACCAGACCTCTCCAATCAGATACACCGTAAGAATACCGCATGTACCCACGATACTTAGCAACGAAAGTATCGAAGTCTTCCTCCCATTTGAATTCAGGCCGCTTACGCCAGAAGAAATTGAGTTGATGTCTTCCACCATCCTGTAGGAACCAAGCGGTATCAGAACCACCGGCTGCCGCGCCAAGATAGTCTAGTACAACAATTTCGATACCATAAGAGTTGAGATATTTGTTAGTATCGTTGTAATCAGTACCAGGGAGTTGAGCAGATTTTAATAGACGAATTGCAGTATCTTCTAGAGCAGGAGGGACGATAAGTTTAGTAGCTTTCATCTGAATCAGGTTGCCAGCCTCGTCAGGAGTTTCCCTCATCAGCTTCAGACCAGCTTTCAGGTTTGCTTCATTCAGAGGGCCAGTGATAAGGTTTTTACCCACACCAATGGAGTTTAACAGCGGATGGTCATTAGCAAACAGAGGTTTGCCATCGTAGATAGTAACACCAGATGCGGCAAATCCTTGTAACAGAGGTTTAACTGCATCTTTTTCAACCTTAGCACGACCAGACCGAGCCATTGCTTTTGGCAACTTCTCCATCTGACTGTACATATCATCATCATACATTTCACGAGTGACCATGAAACCCTGAGTGAATGCATCATGAATATAAACTCTGTCCAAGCCAGGGTCTAAAGTAGTGTAAGCAACTTCATCGAGCTGGCTTTCACGTTTAGTCCAATCACCAAACGCACCCATTCCCCAATCGTGTTCGACGGCTTTATCCGAGTCCATCACGTTATATATTTTCGGGAACTGCTCAGGAATCTCATCGTAGGTTTCGAAAAAGATTTTACGCAACCCAGGTTCCAGCAGCTTACCAAAATTCTCAACATTATCTCTATCAGTGTCACTATAACCAATCGTATTTTCAGTAGTTGGCTGTACAGGAGTTGCAAACAACTGTAAATCCAACTTGAATTCATCAAACAATCTTGCCATAGTTACGCATTTCCCCCTTTAAGATTTGACATTTTTCCATTTCGCATATTCGGCATAAGGATTTTTTGAATCCTTAAACATATGCTTTGCCACCTTCTTTTCCTTGTCGGTTAATTTAGGGGTGTTATCTTCATAAACAGCACCATCATTACCAGGGGTAATAATAGTTCTAGTTGTCTCAGCATCAGCCTCAAGTTCCTTTAGAACTTCTTTTCTGATTTGCTGTTTTAATTCATCAATATTGAGATTGGTTTCGGGTGCGGGCTTTTTCATTGATTTGAGTAAAAGGTAAGCATCTTCAAGGTTAAGGATTTTCTTAGCGTGAGCTATTTCTAAAACTTCTCGAACATCAAAGTCATCGTATTTTTGCTGAAGGCTTTCAATTTCTCTTTCAACCTTCATGTCATATATCGTAGCTTCTAGTTCAAGAATCTTTTGGATAAGAGGGTCGATTTGTTGAGGTTTTTGACCACTCACTATCCTTTGAAGTACCTCAGGATTTTCTCTGATTTGTTTTACAAATTCGATTGCTTCTTCGGCCTCTTTACGCTGTCTGGATACTTCCTGGGTTTTCTGCGTGTAATCCTTATTGCGTAAATATCCTTTGCGAAGCTCATCGATTGTGATTTCACCTATGCCTTCTAGGTGAATCGTTTCAGGTATTTTGGTTTGTGTTTGTTCGGTTTGGTTTTCGGGTGATTTTGAAGGAGTTTCGGATGGTTTGGGGTTTTGAGGGTTGTTTTCAGGTGGTTTTTCATCGGTTTTGGTATCGGATGGTTTTTGAGAAGTGTCGTTTGGTGGAGTAGGATTTGGCATTTGCTCATTTTGCTGAGTCGCTTCCTCCTGTTGCATCTGAGCTTTCATAGCCCGATACTCATCAATATTCAATTATAAACCTCCTTTGGAATTCCTTGCGGAGTGTTCCAATTTATCTTAATATTTCTTGTATTTCTGGATTTTCCATCAGCAGCAGTGATAATTCTTCATCACTCATGTTTTCGAGTCCAGTTAGTATTTCTTCTGGCAGCTGCTCGTTAGCAATACCTTCCATTTCCTCAATACTTATAGGTTGTTCTTCTCTTGAGTACATTTTTTCAGCATCAGTGAATCCTTTGTTGTATGATTCATCACGCAGCTTGTTTTCTCTTTCCATCTGTATTCTTTCGTTCTCTATTTTATCATGCTTATCCTGTAGCTGTATAATCTGCTTATTTAGGCCTTCTACAGCAGTCATTAACTCTTGAATCAAGTTCATTTGTTCATTATCTCTCTGCTCACTTTGCTGCATGAACTGCTGCATTTGTTGACCCATTTGCTGAACAGCTTGCTGCAACTGTGCCAAGTTCTGATTTTGACCTTTCATTCTACGCAGCATTGAAGATTTGACTTCTTCGGGCAAATATTGAGCAACTGCTTCTCTATCCACGATGGGCATTCCATCTGGCATAGGTGTTTGTGCAAGCCTAATCATCAAATCAAGCATAGCAGAGCGATTAACCGGCATTGTACTTCCAGCAGTTATTTTTATGTCGTAGTCATAATTCAGAGTTGATGCTACAAATTTCTTCATATCATAAGAACCATCTGCTTTAGTGATGAGCAGCCATTTATCTTCTTTCCAATACTTCTTCATTCGTCTGTACCACTTCTGCCCTACTTTAGCCAAGGATTCTTCCATCAATTTCACCTTTAGCCTGATGCGAACCTGTCCAGCCTCTTGCAATGCCAAGATACCTTGTGCAGTATAAACACCAGTGACTCCATCACCACGCAAAGATTCATGAATACCGCTGATATAGTGTATATCACTCTTTATAACTTCTGGTTGCTGAGTAACATACATAGGCATTTGTGGTGCTGGTTCTCTACGCACTTCTGAACCAGGATTCTTGCGGATGATTAAACCTGGCCTTGCCGTTATCTTGCCAAAAGGAATACCAGCGTTCTTATCGACTATCCACGGCATATTAGCAGTTGCTTTGGCAGTGTCAATAATACAATTATTAATTTCATTTAAGTATGTTTGTGGTGATAAGAGTTGAGCAACTTCGCCCTCACCCCAAAATACACCTGGAATATCATAGTCCTTAAAGATTACAAAAGGATGTCCATCTTCATAAGGTGATGCAGTATCACTCAACACAACACCAATTTCAGGACACAATATGATGTGTCTGCCGTTGGGATACTTTGACTTAGTTATCTTTTCATTGCCATCAATCTTTTCTTCAACCTCATAATCCTTTGTCCATATATCTAGCACTAATACTTGGTTCTTTAGATTAGAGTTCTTATCATTACCAGACACCAATTCACTGTAATTGATTTGGCTACCATGTAATTTGTCGGCCTTTTCTTTGAACATGCGACGAAGTAACACGACATTCATGTATTTGGCGTAAATAACGTATTCAGCATCCTCAAAACAAGTAGCTAGTGGGTCTACAAAGATACAGAATGGATTTACAGGTATGCATTGAATTTCTTTTTTTTGAGCATTCCAAGAAATGAAGAAAATAGCATTACCAATAACCAAAACATTAATCAGTTCCCGATATAATTTAGTGCGCATTTGTTCTCTATCCCACTCATACATCAAAGCCTCATTGCAATCATTGGAGAATTCCATACCCTCTGGTTGCCTTGGTGTACTTTGAAAGACAGGGTCACTATCAAGCATGATGGGCCTGATAGTCTCGATAGTGGAGAATATGTAGTTACTAACTACATTTGACTTGTAATCAGGTAAGTTTTTGTTCTTGAAGTAATCACCTTTGTAAGCATCGATATATGTAAGCCACCGTTTTGTCCAAGGGGCCTTGTGTATCATTGCTTCTTTGAACCTCAAATTCCACTGACTAACAAGTTTTAATTCTTCGCTTTCCATGTCTTGATATGACAATATACTACCTCCTTTACTCAACGTATTCTGGAGTTTCTACTTGTTCAAATAATGGGTCAATTATTTCTCTCACCTTTTTGTCTCGCTGGTCGATTGGGATTTCTGGTGTGTATGACTCTCCCCTACCCTCCAATAACAGTTGCAACATGATTGCGGTAGCCATAACTGTATCGTCATAACATCCGGCTTGGGCGTTGGTTTTACCATCATCATCGATGATGTAAGTGAACATTTCGCTTATTATCAAATCAGAATAAATCCCCAAGAACATTTCTCTAACAAACTCAGCTAGTTTATCTATCATTAGTGGTTTTGTTCTGGCACTGGTTGTCCAACCCAACTTCTGAGAGATTTTATCGGCTATTTTGTCGTATGATTTGGCAAAGTATAAGTTCCAATATTCTTCTCTCTTCATGATTGAAAGTGTGGTAAGTCCGTGGTTATTATTCTCTACGCCAATATAAGCATCGTTGTAAAACTTACCTAGTTTTATTAACTCAATTCCAAATAAGTCAGGGTCGATATGACCATGCCACATAGCTACAATGTCAAAGTCCTCGCTATCACCGACTACAGCACAGGAGTAGTCTCCATGTGCCAATCCTTCAGCAACATCAGCACCGATACAGTAGAACCGATTAGGTTCTGGCTTACGCCAAATAGATACATAGCCATTCTTATCAAGTAGAAATGTGACTTTGCCATCATCGCCATATTGTAAATAGCCACGTTCAGGGGTTTCAGTGATGGTTTGATATTTTCGAAGGGCTTTTAGAGAGAACTTTGGTCGGCCTGATGATATGAAGGCTTCTTCGGGTGTTGCAGGATACTCCTGCATGAATAACAACTCGTCACCTTGACACTTATTCGCTATGGTATATTTACGCCAATTGAGTTGTTCATAAGTCAATCCATACTTGTCTTTCAACTCTTTCTCATAAGTGTAGATAGTTTCACCATTTGGGCTATATGAAATAGCTTCAACTTCATCTATGAACTGTTGTTTTTCATTCTTTGTCCTAAAAGGCCTGGTGTAGCCAGGGTCTATAAACCAAGGTAGAAATATCGGTGTAAACTCATTTTCACCCTTAACAGCTTTAGTCCACAATTCATGAAAATAATCCCCTACACCATTAGCAGTTGATTCGAGTACAACCAGTGTATTTGGCTCATCAGGAACAGATTGCAGCAAGCCAAGCATGGTTACTTTTGGGTCTGGAAAGAAAGCTAATTCAGAGACATGTAGATTGTGTATAGTCGCTGACCGACCAACTTCCCCAGTTCCAGCAGTAGCAATTGATATTTTGCTGCGTAAGCCAGGGTTATCTTGTTTTTTATTCTCATCTGATTCGGGATTTTCAAAGGCTAAAATTTTACCATTCGAATACTTCTTCATAGGTCTAATCAGGTCGGGAAGGTTTTCGTAGTAAAGCTTTGACATTGCGAAAAGGTTCTGTGAGGCAGGTTCTTCGTGGGCTATGATGAGGGAGTTTTTATTGGGATTGGTAGCTGTATCATGGAATATGAGGGCTTCAAAGAGGGTACTTAATCCCATTTGTCGGGCTTTCAGTACAATGTACCGTTTAGGTATTCCTACCTTCTCATCAGATTCAATGTACTTCATTACTGTTTTTTGAGCTTCATTAAGTTTTAATGGGACTATCTCAGCACGTTTATTGCGGATTTTTAAGAAGTTCTCTATATACCATCTTCGGTCAGTTTTAAGTTTATGAAAGAATAATTCTTCCTTATTCAGTTTCATCACCTAGAATTTCCACTGTATATTCAGCATCAATCGTTTTATCAATCAAATCTGTAAGTCTTTCCTCAAAAGTTCTAACAGTCTTATCAACTTTGATTTCTTGCTTCGGCTTATGACCGGTGCGGTCAAGTATGTCTTTAACTGCGTTAAGTGCTACACCGTCTATCGGCGAATCGATAAGAGAATCAAGTTTGTTAGCAGCCTTTTGTGATAAGGCACGCAGCTGTGCTGTTACCATCATATGAGTCGTTTCAGCCATATCATTAATAATCGCCTGTACATCTTTACGCTTCATCCAGTTGGAAATAGTATGAGGGTCTACTTCTAAAAGCTGTGCAAGTTTGGCATTGGTATATTGGCCTGTCATGTAGAGTTGTACAAACCTTTGCATTTTGGGTGGAAGTACAGTGATTGATAATTTATCTTCATTACTCGCCGTAGTATTCTTCTCTACTAATGACATTTCCGTGTCCATAAGTCTCACCACGCTTCATCAAGTATTTATCGTCCAGCATCTTATCAACGATAAGGTCTAAATCATCAATAGTGGCTGCATCCATTATGTCTTCTAATTCCTCGATGCAAAGAACTCCTTTGATGTAAAGCACATCAGCGAAGAATTTCAGGGTTACTTTATCCAGTACTAATACCTCCAAATCAGAAAACAAGAATAGAAGTAACCGAGTTATTCAGCTACTTCCTCTATATCAATAACAGTCATATAATCATCATTCTCAATGTCAATGTTGTAAATACCAGGGTGAAGAATTTCAGCAGGAGTGGATTCAGGGTGATTGCTCAGTTCTTGTCTAAGCAATTCAATACGTTTGTCAAAGGTTTTTTCTCTTTCTGTGTATTCTGTTTCATATAAGGTAAACTGTGGAGTTATCACTTCGTCATAGAAACTTTCCAAAGAAGAAACTAACCTTTTGATTTGTCCCATAATGTAAAAGGTATAAATGCCAATAACGATTGCAACGATTAAGCAGAAAATACAAATAAGATACAAGCGAATATCACTTCCTTGTACAAGTTATTATTAAAGTTATTAAAGTTATTAAAGTTATTAAAGTTATTAAAGTATAGAAAAGTTATTAAAGTTATTAAAGTTATTAAAGTTATTAAAGTTATTAAAGTATAGAAAAGTTAAGAAGAAGTATTTATAAGTAATTAGCCTTTGTTAACCGTTAGGTTAACAACCTTGCGAAGCAAGGTTCTGTGTGCTGAAAGCACACTTTATAATAACTTTAAGAGGGGTTTAAACAATTATACACACGTTCTATTTATTTTGTCAAGTTAAATTTGTTGAATAATTATGAAAACTTTTCGACATTTTATTGTTTTGTGAATAAATCAAGATAAAATATTATTAACATAAATTTTCCAATAAACGTATATTAAAGTTAATTTTCCTTTTGATGTGAAAAAAAAGTTTATATTGCACAGCAAAGTAGTAAGTGTGTTCGGCAGACATACGATGAGTTTTTTAGCGTGGAAAGTGTTCGGCTACTTTAAGCAAAGCCTCATAGCGTATCTCAATGGAAGAGGTGTGGTGCTTTGGGTAAAGTTGCTCAACGGGGAAACGTGCCGATGTTCGGAAAAGTAGGGCACGTGTTTGTGTAAGGCAAAAAAAACAGCATCAAGTCGCTGTTTTTTTCTAGAAAAAGTACCCACTTTGCCCTAGGGGGGGGAGGGTCAATTGCCGATTTGGGATTTGAGTTGAAAACTTTTTGCCCAACGTAATGAAAAACTATGAGAGGGGGCGGTCGGCTGGCTTTTGCTAACGCACGCTTCGTCCAAATTCCGTTCAGAGACTTTGAGCACAAGTTGTGCACACTCAATCACTCATCTTTACTTGCTTCTTTGCAAACACTTCCTATAACCTTTCTTTCACATCACAAAGGTTTTATTCTCTTGGTAATCTTTTTTTAAGAACTGTTTAATCAAATACCACAAGCTTCCAAGTTATGCAACAACAGATTAACTTTATCTACTTTCTTCTCTTTCTGATGTGATAAAACTTTCTTTGCTTTACTAAACTTTTTGAATACGTTGTTGACATAACTTGGAATCTTGTAGTCCCACGTTACTTAAATAAATTAAAAAAAAATTAAAGAAAGGTCGTGTTGTTCATGAGTAAGATGTTTGATTGGAGACGTTATGGAGGTTATGAGATTAGCAGCAGGGGCGATAAGCGTTTCTCTGCGTTTTATGCTCGTTTAAGAGACGGCAGGAGTATTGAGGAGGCTTATCAGTTAGACGTGAAGGGTTATCGTGTATATGGCAATAACCCCATGTTAGGTAAAGGCAAGCCCCCGCTTAATAAAAATATGGATACATGGCAAGCGTACCTGGATTTGTGGCGTAAGTGGGCAGAAGAAAATCCTCAGCTCATTGATGAACTCAGAGAATTAGTAAGACCTTATAAAAATATCCTCAGCGATAGATTCGCCAGAACCCCGATTAATCAGGCCCGTGCATTAGCCTGCATTT